TCCATCTGCTCCCGCAAACAAAGATGCTCTACCAACTCCAACTACAATAGTTTCGGCTACTGCGTGTGGTATTAATTCCATAGCAACGTGCTTAGCAAAATAAGCAGCTCCATGTGCCAACCCACCTCCCGCTGCAGCAAATAATGCGGTACTAGCTACCTTGATTCCAACTGATATCAATGCCTTCTTTTCTTCTTTTTCTAAGTCTCTCCATCCTCCTGGCTCACCGAATAATTTTCCAACGGCTTTTGCAGCGGTTTTGAATATATGCACTTCATGCTTAAAACCATGTACAATAGCATTTCTAGCTCCTTTTACTTTATCTTTTAACGCCTGTGCAAAACTTCTACGAGTTTCGGAACCAGGTTTTTCTTGCTCCTTATTAAAGAATTCTTTTTCTTTTTCACTCCACTTTTCTATCTTTTGTTTTATTTTTTCTTTAAAAACAGGAAGTTCAACTTTCGGTAAAGGTGGAGGTGGCGGTGGCGGTGGAACCGCACCTTTTGGTCTTACACCAGGAGGTGTTCCAACAGATTTTCCACTAGGTGGTGGAGGTGGCGGTGGCGGTGGAACCGCCCCTGCTTTCTTTCCAACCGGAGGAGGAGCGTTTCGTGGTGCATCTCCAGCAGAAGGTTTAGTATCCCATTTGCTATTAGGTGCAACTGCTTTTGAAGAATCCCATCCACTTGGTGCATTTTTTATCCAATCCGGCTCATTCCATCCACTAGGTGGTTTAGCTTTTACACCAGGAGGAGTTCCAGCTGCTTTTGAAGAATCCCATCCACTTGGTGCATTTTTTATCCAATCCGGCTCATTCCATCCACTAGGTGGAGCAATAACTGGTGGTTTAGCTTTTACACCAGGAGGAAGTTTAGGAGCAGGTTTTCCCTTTGAATCAAACTTTGCTTTTTCTTCTGGAGTTACTGGTCTAAGTTTACCTTTATCGTTTTTAAATTCAGCTTCTCCTCCATTTTTACTAGAATAAAATCCACCTCCTAAATGGAATTTACCTGGAAATGCAGCTGATTCTCCTTCTTTTGATTTATCTACTGAAGCAGGTTTTTTAGGTTCTTCCTCTAATAAAAAGTATTCAGATATGATATCAGAGTATTGACTATACCCCAATTTGTGGCAACATCTAATTAGATTTTCCACTTGCTCTTTATCCTCCAAACTTGGAAATGGATAGGTTAAAGAGTGTTCTAATAAAATTTCATCTATTATTTTATTAATATCTGCCATTATTAATTAAATTCAATCTTTTGAAATATTCTTGTAGGTATCTTTCTTATACCCGCTGCTCCGGTAAGAATTATAGAATTTTTAAACTTTTCCCAATCTAATGGAAAGTTCGTATCCAAAATCCCACCATTTTCTTCCTTAATCAATTGGTTTAATGCATTAATTGTATATAAGGTGTTTGATTGTTTTTTACGATGAACCAATATAGTATTTTCTAATTGATAAGGGGGTCTGAACTCCACATCAATATTATATGTAATATATAATTCATCTATATTAGTTTTATTTTGCAAAACATATATGTAGTTGTAAACTATCTTATAATTCTCTCTTACCTTTTGTAGAATATCTTGTAAATTTTCAGTCTCCGCAAAAGTACATAGTAACTGTGTCTTCATTTAAAAATATTTTAATACTTTTTTCTCCTATATAAGTATTAAATATTTCCATAAGTCTTATTTTTAGAAAGCTCAGTTGGAGAAATTTTATCCAAGAACCCTTTTATGTCATTTATTAAGTGTTTTTCGGATTCACACACATCAAACAAAAATGAATCATAAGTGTACAAAACTAACTTTGTTTTCTTCTTTTCTAACAAACGATTTATCCTACGAATAACATACGCGTTTGTTTCGGTTTCTAACGCCTGCAAATAATAATTGAATACCTTTTGGGGATTATGATTATCTATTTTTTGGAATGGAATACGTTTACCCACCTTAGTTTCCAAATAACCATTTATCAAAAAATCTTTATACATCTTTTTGATAAACTCATCTGTCTTTTTAAAAAATGGAATCTCTAAATTCTCCACATCTATCCCACCATATAATTGTTGGAATGTTAGTTTCTTACTATTGAGGTAATCCTCATCACTCAATACATCTTTGCCAAAATATTGTTTACCTAACCACTCATGAGCGGATTCCTCCGGTATCTCTTCATCTACTAATTTAGCTATCAGACGAACGTGGTATCCATCAAAATCAAACTGAACCAACTCACCCAACTTAGAAACGATATAATCCCTACTGCCATCCGATTTATTAAGTGCCGAATAGTTTACACCTCCGAATGTGTTTGATGGTCTTCCTGTGGTTGTAAAGTTGTTATATAGGGAATATTCATACCCATACGTTGTCGGAATACCATTACTCTCAATTTTTTTGAACTCCGGTAGGACTAAGGAATTGTAGAAATCGTAACCCCCAACCCCCTCAGTATCCGCATACTTAAGGTTTTCATTTACAAAATCTACTACACTTTTGAGTATAATACTAATTGGTATAAAACTTAAATCATCTTTATCCCTATACCCCTTTGTAAAATTGTTATATATCATATCATATTCATAAGGTTTAAACTGACTGAGATGATATAGAACATCAATACTTTGATAATTTGGTAATTCCATTTGATGAAGAAACCACTTACTATCAAAGATAAATTTAGGTGCATTTCCATGAGTTAAAACTCCCAAAGGAGCATCAACACAATCATTATGTCCATTCATAAGAACATAACAATCATCTTCGATAAAAACAAAAGCACCCAATAACTTATTCAGTTTTGGATGCTCTTTTCTATTTTTAAACAATGGAAATATTACGCTCTTTGTTAAGCGATATCTTTTTTGGAATGCTCTTCCGATTTCATTGTTTTCTACGAAAATTACCATAGGAAACAAATATACGAAATTATTTTATAAATTCCAATATTTTTCTTGCAAAGGTTTTAATTCAATTGGCTCTCTTTTCATATGAGAACCCTGATTAAAATACGCACCTTTTTTAAGATATCCCCCTAAGAAATTTCTTCTAAAACGATTTGAATTATTAGCTTCCGAACCATGCACACAATGTGAGTGAAGTAGTACTACTTGTCCCTTTTTAAGAACTCCTTCTACTTTACGGAAATCATGTCTCTCTGGCATTACACAAGGTTTACCTCTTTCGTTTCTCCAAAATGATGGATTTGTTTTTGTTCTTTCTTCATCCACTTCGATTGGTAACGTTGGTAATCTATGCGAACCTTCATAGTTCCATACTGCGCCATTTCCTGCATCATGATTATCTAGTGCCAATGCAGTATTGATGATTTCATTATGACCACAACCAGTGTAGAAAGCGTTCTGATGCATATCTCTACCTAATTGTCCAGGTGGTTTGAAGTAAGCCCAAGTTTGCATACCTACTATTTCACCTTCCATAAGGAATTCACACGCTTCAATAATTTTTGGATGAACAAATAATTTTTCTAATTTTTCAGAAATTTTATGAGGGTAAGCAAATGGATCCCACTCTCCCCATTCTTTACCATCGGGTGTAAGTGTTCCTTTTCTTTCCTGTCTTAATCTTTCCAATTCATCATTAATCTCATCACATTCTTCTTCAGTAAGAAGCTCTAATGTGGTAAACCCTCTATATCTCCAATCGAAGGTCATTTGTTGGATTTCTAAATCCGTTAAATGTTTAAAATTTGCCATATAACTTTTGTTTATTTATAACTATACTAATTTATGAAATTGTTTTGTATTTACCAAATATAAATTGAGTTCTGACATTGTTTTTTCAGCTTCTTGTATTATCAATTTGTTTACGGTATGAACCGAAGGTATAAATTCTCCTTTTTCGGTATAAGAATCTTCTAAATTTCCTTTTATTTTCCAATTTATAGCAACTCTATTATAATATTCAGAGTTTTCAAATTGAGAATAAGTATCTTCATTTACTTCAAAGATAGATGCACCAGGAGTAGCTCTCATTTGTATAAAATATCTATTAATAAACCCCCTTTGATAATCTAATTCCGTAGGTCGTGGAAAAAAGGTTTCAGGTACTTTATTTTTTATATCTACTCTAATAAGATTTTTATATCTATCTAACATAATTTTTATTTATGAAATGGTCTAAAATGAGAAGAAATTTCCGTTATCCATTGTTTACCATCAATTTTATGTTTTATTTCCTCTACTTGAAATGCTCCCTTATCACTACTATACTGAGGAGGTAATCCTTTTATGTTGAATAAATGTCCAACTTGAAATCCACTCATACCTAATATTGAAAAATCAAAACTTACAGGTAAAGGCCTTCCATTATAAACTTCGGTACTCGGTGAAGTATATCCTAAATCTATTTTCCTTATATCATTAAATTTTCTTTTGTTCAAATATTGTCCACACATAGCCCATTCATCCATATTAGCATTTCCAATAGTAGATATATGGGTTACACTTGGTTTAATCATAATTCTAATATTTCTTCTAAATTCAATCCATTTTAATTCTTCTGGCGCTGGGCCGGAGGAATCTGATGTATTATTTTTTATATCTTCAAGAATAAGGTCAGCTAAAACTACATCTTTTTTATCTGAAAAAACACCCTTAGTAAGTGCATCAGTAGATTGGACACCGGCTGCAGATTTTTCCAAAAAAACCTGACTAGCCATTGATTTTGGTATATCTAAATTAAAACTAGCGTCTACGAAAAAACTATCTGTCCCAAACATATCAAATTGAGGTGGGGATGCTGCGTTTCCAGTTCTAACATTTCTTAAATTTGCATCTGCTATTCTTAAACTTACTGAATCTCCATTTTTTCTTTCAACTATCTGAAACGCCCATAATCCTTCGACCGCCTCTTCCATAGTTTTTAGAACATTGTCTAAAATTTCTTTTACAGGAGTTTTCTGGTCTTTTAATGCCTCCATTGCCAATTCATTATCTATATATAAATCCCCAATCCACCCATGACGATATCCAACTAAGGTAGCCGATGTACCATCTATATTCAATGTAGTTGGAGATGTTTTTACAAAAGATCTACCATTTACAGAAGTATCTAAATTACCGGCAAAATTTCCACCTAAAATTTCAACATCATTTAAATAGTTATAAGTGCTTTTGTTTGGAATAAAAACTCTTTCAGATGTTGAAAACATACGAAGAAATGCACCACAATATGCATCACTTATATCAATATCAAAATTAATCGTTGAATTAGGTTGAAACTGAATACGTTTTGAATTCAATAATTTTATAAAGGCATCAAAACTGATAAATTTATTACTATTAATTGGGCTCTCTGAATCCGCAGCTGTGAATGTTACTCCTTTAAATGTTAATGTTCCAGTAAACCAACCACTATCTGAGGTTTCAGTTTTTGCTTCCTCGGTTAATTCCTCTATATAATTTATAAAATCTGATTCTGGTTTCACATCTATTTTCTCAGTACTGTCAGTTCTAAGTTCATCTGGTAACTGTTGGTAACAATAAATCCAGTTTTTAATCGTTCCCGTAGCCGAACCATTTGACATCGCATAATATTTTGAATGATTTCTTGGTTTAAGTGAATTCTCATCATCCCCTTCCTTTACAACATCTTCATTACTTTTACCCATCAATATTTCTCCAATAGAAGCCATTTTAACGGTTACCTCAAACTCGTTACCACTAATAGATGAATCCCCACCTGTAATTATACCTACGAAGTTATCATAACATCCATCATTATTAGAACGTATGGTGTTTAGAGCCGCCGCATTTCTGTGATAATTTTGAACAGTCCCCGCATCTATCCCAACTGGCCCAATTTGTTTTCCTTTATTTACAGAATAATTCCATCCCCATTGAACAAAAACACTTAATCCAGGTTCCATAAAGTATTTTTGAACCTTTGTTAATTGATCCGGTGAAAAACATTTTATTTTTAAAGTACATCTTCTTAATGTACCTCTACTAGCAAAATCAACTGAAAAATCAGTTACAATTGGATTTGGTCTATACTTCCATGCACTACCTTGAGAATTACCATAGGCATCGCTTGCCGAACCATCAAATAATGTAGAGTATGTATCAGTCCCCAAAGAATATCTACCTTCCAAACTGGATGTAGCCTTTATCCATGGAACTAATTTTGATAGCTTTACATTATTGTTTGAAGTTCTTGCCCTTAATTCGTCTATAATGTACCCATCTAAACTTTTATAAAAAGGAAATGCCATAATTAAATTTTATTCAATATATCAAATTTATTTTTTGGAATTCTCAATTGTATTCCGCCTTCCAATCCAATGTTTGCCCCATTTAAATTATTTGCTCGTGCAATTATCCACCACAAGGTACTATCTTTGTAAAATTGGTTTGCAAGTAAATCTAATCTATCGGTTTCTTGTGTTATGATATAAATATCATCATCTTTTTTTGGGATACTATTAGGTATAGTTGTTTTCAATACCTTTTTACCATCTGCTAATCTTTTCGTATTTTTAGTATCGTATCTCATAGTTATTCAATTTTTTTACCATATCCGTAAAGATTGTAATCAGTTGTCGCTTTTGTTTCTATAAAAGTTAATCCAACCGAAGCGTTGATGAATTTAGGTAATTTATAATTATCCATATTATAATTACCAGAACTTACTTCTACTACTCTTTCTCTTTCTTCTAAATTGGTTACATTAAGTTTATCATCATATAAAGTATTTTGATTTTCTTTTACTCTATCGACTTTAGTTTTATAAACTCCAGTAGATCCAGCAGAAACATTTAATTTTGTTTCCGAAACTCCTGCTCCTACTCCATTTTCTCTTGAATTTTCTTGCCCATTTAATGTAGTTGCGTAGAATCTATCATTAAACCCTTGTTCAAAAGTTCCACTTTTTGTTTTTAGAATACCACCTCCTATTTCCCAAAGATTTTGACTATCTTCAATAGCGTAAGTTAAACTTTCTAAAAAACAAGCTTTTTTATTATAAACACTTCCTAAAGTAAAATATAAAAGAGTTGGTTCTATAATCCCTGCATTGTATTGATAGGGATATGTGCAATGTGCTAAGAATTCCAATCTTCTCCACATCATCACCAATTCAGCCTGAGACATACAATACATTTTAAGATTGAATGTAAGTTTTCTTTCTACCGATGTATAGTTGTAGAAATTAAATGGAGAACCTAACATTCTACTACTTTCCCAACCTGGTGTAAAGGATTCATTAAATGAAGTTACCAATGATCTGAAATACACCACTGCATCATCATTTACTCTTTGGAATTTTAATGGTATTAAATCAACTTCATCTAATGTTCTCCCATTGTATTTTACGGTTGCTAATTCATTTACACTTAATCTACCCGTCTGATTTAATATATCCCTATCGGTGTAAAGACCTCGTCTAGAATCTAATCTATTATCATAAGTAGTTTCACCGGCATTATGATATGATTTAGCAGTATTATCAGTTGAATATCTATCTTTTTTCCAATTATTTTTTTGTAACGATTTAGGTTTTATAAATTCTAAAATAGGATTTGTTTTTAAGCTACCTGATACCGCTGCCTCTGGATTTTCATCACTATATTTCGCATTATATGAATTAAAATTTATAAGTTGTTGAACTGAAGGTTCACCTGCTTTTTGATTCGCAGTTCCATCTGATAATTGAAATCCATATATTACTTCTTTGTTTGCAAATTTTCTAGGTGTTCCAAATAAATTACCATTTGCAGTTCTGTCATATCCATTAATAGGAGAAACTTTAGATATATCAAATGATGGGCCTGAATCAGGTCTTGTTAAATCACCCATTGATACACTATAAATTCCATCCTTCTCGCTTTCGGAATATTTTTGATTAAAATTATCTAAACTACCTGAAGTTATTGGAACATATCTATCTCCTAAAAGTGCAGTTCTAATTACAGTCTTTCCTAAATTAATCGCCTTACCAACGGTTTGCTTTGCCAATTGAGAAGGTGTTCCTGCTCCAGTTTCTTTTAAGAATCTCCCCAATGCAGTTCCTCTGGCATCTTTTGTAATATCACCTAACGTAATCATTTTGTTAGGAGTTAATCCTTCCTTAAATTCTTTTGTACTGATTACATAAGTTGGAAAAACATTTTGCGGAATACCTAATTTTTTATTTACAAATTTAGTACTCTTTTCCAAAAATCTACCAATCTTACCCAAACTTATTTGAGCATTTGGATTTTTGGAAAGTTTCATTGCATCTACATCAGAAGTTTTTCGAGTAGTAATTCTAACAATATCAGTCCCGTATAATGTAGGAGAATTAACTAATCTCATAGGTCTTAATCCACTTAACTCCTGTTCTAATGCAGTTTCAGTAAGAGGATCAAAACGTTTTTCTAATTCGTTTCCTAATTTATTTGTTCTATCGACAAGAAATTGCCCCCTAGCAGCTTCATAAGTTGTAGCTTTAGGTTGAGGTATCTGTTTTTTTAAATCAGATTTATTAAATAATTCTAATAATGTAGGCATTTTATGTTACTGGATTTTTAGATGCTGTATTTGCAACTCGTGCTGTAACCAATTGTCCATCCATATATACAGCAATTTTACCCGCTGATAAATCTTGTCTCAATCCTTTTATTTCACTTAATAAACTACTATCTTCATTACCTTCACCTCCACCGAATATTCCTGCTGCTAATCCACCTACCGCTCCCAATCCAGCTAATACCGGTAACGCTAATAATCCCATCGTTCCAATCATTCCCAATGAGACAGCTAATGCAGCTAATGCCGCTGCTAAACCAAATATAGGAAGGAAACTTAATTGTGACATTGCAGATACCTGCTCAACTAAAAGTGAAAAGGATGAAATTATTGAATTTATTCCATTTCCCACCATCATTAATCCCGCTCCAAAAACAATCATCGCTCCACCCAATGCTATAAGCCCTAAAACTCCTGCACCAAATAATACTGCACCAGGCCCTGATAATAATGCACCCAATCCAAACATCGCTGCTGAAAATAATACCAATCCCAATGCCGCTGCTCCAACTGCTCCCCAATCTAGCCCTGCAATTAAACTCATCGCAAATGCAAATGGAATTAACGCAACACCTAATATACCAACTGCCAATGCACCTTGAACCATATCTTTTTCAACCTTACTAAGTAAATATGCAATCCCAGCCAATCCTGCTATTCCAACTAAACCTTTTCCAACTGATTCCCATTCAACACTTCCGAATTCTTGAAATGCCTTTGCCGCAACATATAAGGCAGCTGATAAAATAAGAATTGCTGCTGCACCTCTTATCAAATTAGTCATATTTCTTCCACCAGTAGCATTACCTGTCTGATTTAATTGATTTCCTACTGAATTTTGCGGAGCCGGTGTGGTTGGAGGAGTTGGCCCAGTTGGTACAGTAGGTGTGGCTCCACCTCTTGTAAACAATGATCTAATCATTCCACCAAATCCTTGACCACTCATAGCTGCAGCTGTCATTCTTGCGGCTATCAACTGCCCTACCAAAAATGTTACCCCACTTGCTATCGGCCCACCAAATTGAGCGGCCATTCCTTTAATCATTTGATATGCCTTTGCAGTATTACTACCGTAATCTTTACTTATTTGATCAAGTTTTCCCTGATTCGCTACCATTTGATTAAGTTCCTCAGATGATAGACCTAATGCTTCCGCAGTTTGCCTTCTGGAAATAGGATCCATTTTATTATATGCATCAATACCTCCAACTTGATTAAGAATTTCTTTAGTCATTCCCTCCAAATCATTAGCAAATGCTAATTCTCTTGCACGATTAAGGTTAATATTTCTACCTAACATAGCACTCAATTCCAATTCTTTTTCAATCGAACTTTCAAAATCCAAAAGATTTTCCGCCATTTTTGCAGTAGTTCCGATTGATACTCCTAGTTTAGCTGCCTGAATTGCTGCATCTGCAAAATTCTGACCTGTTCCCTTTGAGTAAAGTGCCATTGCTTCGGTGTTACTCTCTATATCCTTCATTACCTGTCCAGGCAAAAGATTACTCATCAATGCGGTATTTGCAACATTAGAAGCCATATTCTCACCAACCTCACGGCTCATACCTCTCAAATTACCAAAAGAATTTGCTAAAGAAGCAGCTTCAGCTCCGGATGTACCCATTCCTAGAGCTAATAAATTAGTATTAAGTTGTGCACCAAACGTAGCTTCATCCAAATCACCACTTAACTTAGCCATTTGTGATAATGTTGCAGTAGCATCATCAAATACAAATGATAGAAGAGAAGTGGATACAACAAATGCGCCAGTTTGTTTATTTACATCGCCCATAGCAGATGCGAATTTTCCAGCTGCTACCGATGCTCCTACAATCATTGCCTCAGGAGTTTGAAGAGTCATTCGAATTGTATCCAAAGTTCCTCTAATCACATTCTCCATTTGTTTATATGCTTCTATTTGGGATTCTATTCTTTTTTTAGTATCTCCACTTACAGTTGCAAATTGTTCCGCTATTCTTGTATTCCTTACACTCTTCCTAGTGAGCCTCTCTAATATTTTGGCTTGATCATTGGTTATGTTTCCTAACGCTTTTGCTACTGCTACTTGCTGTCTTAGTTTATCAAGTTGCGATTCATATGCATCTCTTAAAGCTCTTTGCTTTTCTACATCACCTGGATCAGATGATGCCAACTCCTGTTGTAGCTGATTTAATTTACTCTGTTCTCCTAATAAACTTTGAACTAATTGATATTTTCCCTCATCTGCGTTTTCTGCTCTAAGTGAGGTTTTAAGTTGATTAGAAGCCAATTTTAAGTGACTACTTTGAGTACTTGTCAATTTTGAATAAATTGAACTTATCGAACTCAATCCTGATAATTGTTCACTTACACTTGCAGTTATTTCCTTTTCCTTACTTGCTGCAGTTCTCGCACTCTGAATTCTTTTTAATTGAAATTTTTCTAATTGAGCCTGTTTTCTTTCTAATTCTGAAATTTTTGATAATTCTTCACTGGTAAGATTATCTAGCTCTTCGGCAGCTTTAATAGCTTCCCTCATCAGACGGATACGCTCTGATATATTATCATTAGTATTATCAGTAAAATTTACTCTATTTGACACTGCTTCTTATTTATTATTATAAACTATCTAGTAATTTTTTAAATTCTTCCGCTTCCTTTTCCATTCGTTTCATTCTATTAACAACTTCAGCGGGAAGTTTAGCGTTTTCGGCTTTTTTAATTACTTGATCAGCTGCTCCTTTCTTCAATCTATCGAAAAAATCAGCTACAAATCTATCAGCCATAGAAAACAAACCTTCTTTTTTTAGTGATTTTTGAGTTTTCATTTTTAGTTATTATTATACGAATATAAATATTACAATAAAAAAATAAGGGGAAAATATCCCCTTATCTCATTTTTACTTTACTACCACCAGGTCTTTTTCTATTAACCTTATCCATCTCTTCTTTTTCTTTCTTTTTTAAATCAACCAACTTTTTCAAATAAAATCTTCTCCAATGTATTGGCATCGTATAAACATCTCGCCAAGTAAATCCATTACCGAATTGAACCATACTCCACAACTCTTCATGAAGTATAGCAGAGTAATTAGTTGGAAGGGTAAAAAAAGTTAATCCCAAAGGGGATATCCAGCGCCTCCGTCTCACCTGTTATATCCGATACAAATTCAAATTTCAATTCTAAATCCGGTGTTATTTCCTTTACGTGATTTCTAAACGCTCTACTATCAGATGCTTTAAAACTATTTGCAACCCATTTATTTACAAATGATTTATCAGTATTTCCATTAACCTCTAAAATCATATATCTTAATCTAGTTGTAACATCGGAAGGATTCGCACCCTTAGATAACTTTTCTAATGCTTGAATTTCTGCTGTTATATTCTGCTCATCTTTATGTGTAAGCAGTCTGAATTTAATTTTTGTCCCATCTGATGGTAACGAAAAATCATAAACATTATTTCTTTTAAGTTTAGTAAAATCAATATCCTTTGTTTGAACTTTACCTAAATCGATAGTTACTTTCTGTCTTTCTCCACTAAAAGGGTCAGTTATCTCCACTTCGTAGTTTGGCCCGTATCCTAGAACACGAGTTGCTAAGAAAATTGCATTCTTATCACCAATGATTAAATCATCGATGGATGTTCCAACTACTACTGATTCTAGTAATTTATCTAATACAATTCCTTTTTTAATTAAATTCTGAGAAGAAAGGATATCTTCCTCTTTTGCGGTCATATATTTTAAAGTAATCTTTCCACTCGCCAATGGATGACCTTCTGGATAACATAATCCTTGAGATGGTAAATCTATAACCTCTGTCGGAAAATCGTACTGTTTTTCTTGCATAATAAAACTTATTTGTTGTATATAGATATATATAATCTTTTTAAAAAAATAAAAAAAAGTGATAGGATTTCTATCACTTTTATATTCAACTCAATTAAGAGTTTAATCTACTGGATAAAATTTTGTACTCAGTATCACATTATCAGGTTTTGTAGCCAATAGAGATTCTACATAATCATTAGCCCGCTTTCTAGCATCATAATGTCCATACTCCATCACATCGAAGAATGCCAGATTTACTTTGTATAATGTTTTAGGAAATTTACCTGAGCCATAATAAACTCTAGTTTCTATTTTTTCACGCTTCACATTAGGAAGTTTCATTAAAGAAGTGATTTTATTAGAGGAAGCGGATACGGAGAAGAAATCAAAGTCGTTCATATTATTTAGAATTAGAGGTTACAATTTCGTATTCGGTATAGGGTTCATTTACCCCATTTTCGTTTAATCGGTTGATGGTGATTTCTCTCACCCAACCTAATCCACTTATGTAGAAGGTATCTTTCATATTAGTTCAATCCAAGTGTCCAAAATCCTTCTCTTTGTTGATTGACGAAGTTTCTTCTCGTCATTACTCTTTCTACTCCGTTAGGGAATAGAACCAATACTATGGATTGACCGTTGTAAAGCCAATGTCGGGTGATGTGTGGTTCTTTCATATCTTTTAGGGGTTATCTCTTATTACATAGTAAAGGTAATAAAAAGATTTGATTTTTCCAAGCACTAATGAATATTTTTTAAAAAATTTTCTTACTGAAAATCATTAAGTTATAGAAATAAAAAAAGGGATACCATTTCTGATATCCCTCTGAGTATATATTGAGAGTAATTAGAATTCCAATATTGCGTAATCGTAAGTAAGTGTTAATTCGATTGTCGCAGGATCTGTAGCGTTACTCCAATCTAATTCACCGAAGTTAGCTTGAGAGATAAATGCTCCTTTTAATTTCCATTGTTCAATCTTATCACCTACTGGCCCTAACATATAGAAATCTACATCTTTCTTATAGAATTCTGCATATCCATCTCTACCTGTCAAAGATTCATGAGAAGTTCTAACCCACTCCATTACCGCCTGTGCTCCTGATGGAACAATTGGGTCATAAAGTGTAATTGTTAAATCTTGCCACTCACCTTTACCTTTCAATTGTCTTTTGATATTGATGTGGTCTAAAGTTACCTTTTCAAATTGAATAGTTGGTCTGTTACCAGCCTTTACCAAATATGAAGGGATACCGTCAACTTCGAAGATGAAACGGTTTTTCATCTTTGGTTCGAAGTTCGTATAGAACATCTCATTAAATTCTAATACTTCTGCCATGTTATGTTAATCTTTTATATAAATATTACCTAATTCAAATTATACATTAAATGTAGCTCCTGTCGGAAGAATATTGAAATCAATTGTGATGAATTCAGCTGTCTTCGCAGGTTGTAAGAAGATAGAACCAGCTAAAATGTTTCTATCAATTACATCTGGTGTATTATTTGTTTCATCCATAACCACTCTGAACGCGTATAAACCTTGTCTTTGTTGAACACTCTCCAAATAAGGGTTTACAGTGTTTAAGAATTTACTTCTAGTTTGTGCAGTATTTTGTTCGAATACTAAGAATCTTGAAGTTGATGCAACAAACTTTTTCAAGTTAATTAACAATCTTCTTACGTTGATTCTATCTAATGCAGATGCTTTATCTTGTAAAGTTTTCTGTCCGAATGCACTAATACCTTGTCCAGGGAATGTTGCAATTGGGTTTACTTTTCCTTCATATAAAGTATCTCTTTCAGATTGAGTTAATCTATTCAATACCTGAACAGCTCCGCTGATACCACCTCTATTCAAACCTGCTGGTGCGAACCATTCTGCACCCAATCTATCGTTTTGTGCGAATGTACCTACCATCAATACTGAAGGTGGAACTGCTACTAATTTATTTGTATTTACATCAATTGTTTTAATCCAAGGGTAGTATGTACCAGCATAGTTAGTATCTTCTCCTAACGCTTGCTCAACTGCTTCAGTTATTGTTGCATTAGCTCCAGCAAAATCAGCAATATAGAATACATCTTCTCTTTCCTCACATACATCAATTGCCTTAGTTGTTACATAAGGATGGAATTCTCTAATAATACCAGGAGTTACTAATAAGTTAATATCAAATTCATCTGGATTAGAAATTGCGTTTAATGCTTTTGCGTATGCTACTGAACCACTTGCAGTTGAAGCTGAACAATCAAATCCTTGAGTGTTTGTTGCTTCAATATCTGAACCCTTCTTAATAACTACAGTAGGGTCTTGTCCATTGAATCCACCTTGAAATGCTACAACGAAATTTCTCATCGCCAATTGGTTAGAATCAGAAGTTTCAGCTGAAGTTAAGTTCATATTGAATTCGTTTCCAACTGAATTCGAACCACTACCATCCAAAGCAAATACTTTGTTTGAACCAGTCACAGTGTTCGCAGGAAGTGGTTTTAAATAGTTTTGGTTATTTGTTACACCAAAATTAAATCCACTTGAGAATACTGATGAACTAAAAGATGCAGTTGTATATGATACTACTGGGAATAACGCTGCAGTTGTTACATTAAATGGAACATCGTATCCAGCGTGTCCGAATGGAATAGCAGTTAAAGGATAAGTTCCTTCATCTGCAACTTCAACTCTAATATACTTACTTCTATTTGAATAATTACCAGTTTCGGTAATCTTACCATTTGCATCTATTGAAATTACTCTATCACCAATTCTTCTAGCGATAAAGTTAGGAGATGCAGGGTCTAAATTTAAATTGTTATATTGTTCAAATACAGTCTTTCTCTTATCAGTATCATCGTAAGATCTGATTAACAATGAGAATGTACCAAATGTAGTACCATCTGATGATTTAACACTTGAGATTTGAACTTTAAATCTTTTATTTTCAGCTTCACCATCTGCTAAAGTATGCACCTTAAATAGATTGTATCTTGTACCACTGTAAGTTTGAGATACTACCCAAGGTGTGTAAGCATCACTATATGCAGGTGAGTTAGCCGTTCCAGATAAATCTTGTGCCGATGATGATGCAAAGCTCAATGTAATTTGAGATAAAGATGCATTAGCAAAACTTGCACTCAAATTTGAACCAGCTTCTCTGATGTCAAAGAAATTATATGCATAAAGTTTTTTACCAAAGAAAGGATTTGTTCCAAATATATCATCGATTGTATTTGAATCTGCTTTGAAAATACTAGCACTTACAGCAGTTAATCCTGTACCAACAGCTCTAAAAGCTCCATTATTTCCTCCTTGTAATAAAGGTTCAATATCGTTTGAACTTGTAGCCGGTGCTAATATTGCGATTGATGCGGAAGTTGAACCAGAAGATGCAATTACTTCGTATGCATCACTAAGGGTATAACCCCCTACTCCAGCAACTCTTACTACCGTTACCGCTCCAGCATCTCTAAGATAATTCTGAACTGCGTATCCAGTATAATAATCTTTAGGTGTTCCAAAGATAGCTTCGTATTCAGCCTGTGTTTGGATTAATGTTGGAAGGAACGCTGGCCCTTTCTCTGTCGGCCCTACAACAGCTGCACCTATTTGTGATATACCCTGTGGTAAGAAAGAAAGGTCGTTTTCTCTCGTAAAAACACCAGGTGATACAATTTTTTCTGCCATATTAATTCTAATTTAATTTTCTGAGTTAATCTTATATAAATATTAAAATCAACTACGAAACACTATTCAATAGTTGGTTTGAATTCTCCGGTCTCCAAATCTATCGTTCCATTACCATAAGTTTGTTTTAATTTTTCGAACACTAAAGTTTCTTTTTCTTTTAGTTGTTCTAAACCTTGATAGTAAGATAAACTTTCTCCTTCCAATTCTTTGATTTTAACCTGAATCAAACCTAAGTTAGCATACAAATTAGTGTATTCTGCTCTGATTTGACTTATTTCTTGTAACTCTTCTTGCAATAACTTCTTAATTTCCATTTTATTTTTTTAGATTGTATAAAAATGTATATCTATAAATATTGAGTTTTTTTTCATAACTCTATATTTATCTGATTTTACACCAAAATTTTGAATAATTTATTATCCAGTTGCACTACTTCCATAAGAAGTTTGTAATCCCGCAAAATTTAATCTAGCTCTTGCATAAATCGCTGTTCCGCTCTTATAATCATATGTAGTTCCACTAAATGATGTTGGTGCTATTAATATGCTTGAGAATCCACTATCCGATGCAATTTGAATATCGAATGAGAAGTTTGCTGAAATGGCAGTTGATCCAGGTGATGTTACTGCACTATTTGTCGAAAGAGTTAATCTTCTATAAGTTTCTCCACCGATTGTTACAGTTGAAACTGATACAGTAGGTGTAGCTGAAATTGAATATCCTGCGAATGAGTTAGCTCCCTTATTGTGAGTTACGAATCCATTTACCAAATATGTATCTACCTCTTCAACGTCAATTGATACTACTTCTATTGTAGAATTCTGAACATCATTGGATAATACGTTTACTTCCTCTATACTACCATCTAATGCTACTTTTATAAATTTATCTCCAACTTGTACCAATCCTAATGGTTTAAATTTATAAACTTCTTCATTTATATCCCATACCATCATAGGGTGTTCTCCATTTCCTCTCACCGAACCACTATCAGTTGTTACGATATTCCATCTATCGACAAATGTATATGCTACATCCTTAACGTATGAATCTACTAATATTCCACCTGGAGTATAATATGTCCAATCATAGAAGTTAAAATCAGTAAGAGTATCACCATGAGGAGGGTAATAAGAACGAACTATATCGCCCTCAACTAAATCACCCGCTTTCTTCGTAGTTCCATCACTCATTAAAACATCTTCATCTAAATGCAAACATAATCCACTCGCACCCGCATAATCATCTACATTATAAACGGTCTTTGATATTGTAGTATTATAACTCGTTGCGTGGTCATTAAATGTATCTCTGAATACTACTGAAAGAGTTCTAGCAGTTGGTGCACTTAATGTTTCAGAGTTACCAATGGCGTTTGCAGTAATTGATGGGTTATATGGAGGGTTTGATTGAATAGAAAATTCAGCTCCCGCTGATAATGACCAAGTGAAATTATTAGTTACACTACCAACTCTACTTAAAAAACGGCTACCCACATCACCAAATCCTAATGTAAATGTTTCAGAAGTTGATTCTTTTACATATGTAAACCCACTAAGAGAATCTACTGAACCAATACTAAATTGCGACATTGCAATTGGCCCAGTTGTTGTTCCAGCTGCAGATGATAGGGAACTCGCCGCCGCTGCAGTAGCTACTTTTAAATTTCCTAATGAAAGGGTATCTCCCGATGATCTAGCCATTATATATTTTTAATAATTTTTCTTTCCAATTTGTATTATCACTAAATTTATCTATGAGTTGAGATTTAAGAAAGTTAAACTCCTTTTCTTTCTCTTCATATGATAACTCTATGATACCCTTATAAATATTTACAAATTCTTTTTTATTACCTGCTCTGAATTTATATTCTATATCACTGCACCAATCTTTATCTAAAATAGGTAATTTTCCATAATCTAAACTTTGGAAAATTGAATAACCAAACGGCTCAGAACTAAAAGCGGAATGAGAAATTCCCCAATCCATTTGATAATATTTTTCACTAAATTGGCTTTCATATTGTATTTTTTTTAATTTAGAAAAATCTAAACTACTCTCTTTCCTCCAAGTTTTCTGAAATGGTCTTATATTAGTAAACATATATCCCTCTAGTCCGTCCAAATAGTGTGGGTTTTTCCTAGCCTCGCATCTTGCGGTAAATCCTATTTTCGTAGAATCACTTAAAGGTTTATTTTTTTCAAAGATATAATATGATGGTATAGTTTCGTATTCTTTAAAAACATCTTCCGTTAATTCAAATAATCCTATCCATATTTTATTCTTTGAGTTTACTAATATTTTGCTTTCCCATTCTTTCGAATAATGAGGAATCCACCCAAATTCAACATCCGACAATCCATTTTGAATATAAACTTTTGATAAATCATTGTGAATTACATAACTCCATAACTTATCTAAATTATCTTCTAT